ACAAAGACTTATGGAGCAAATGGGTGTAGAGGGACAACAAGCTGGTATTACAGTAGGAAAGAAAAGAAAACTGTCTACAAAACTGAAAGGTCTGATTATAGAATTACAAAAAGCTGGTGATCCTTTACCTGAACTACCACAATTACAAGAGGCAATAAAAATACTAGAAAGTTCTGGTCCAGAAGGTTATTCTATAGGTGGTATGGTTGAAGACGACAGAATAAATATATTTGAAGATGATATGCCCGAGGGATCATTTGAGGTAGCTAGTTTAAAACTACCATTCTTTAAAATGTTTGGTAAGCCACCAATCAACGAGGTTGCACCAATACCAGTGCCAAAAGAAAAACTTACAAATCCTACAAAGAAACAAACTCAATCTTTAGAAGGTGAAAGAGAAAAAATACAAGAGGTGTTTGATCCTACACCTGATGAGAAGATAGATTTAGCTGGTGAGACTATAGAGGTTACACCTTACACTAAGCAACCAATGACATCTATTTTTTATTCGGACGTCGAAAGAGTTCTGGCTAGACCAGATACACCTGAAACTTTTGCAAACAAACAAGCCGTCATAGATTTTTTTAATAAAAATAGAATAAAAAAAACAGAGCTGGAAGACTATCGTATTGGACCCTTACTCAAATTATTTGAAGATAATGCGCCCATACCTAAAGCACAGATTATACGACAAGTAAGACAAGCACCAATTAAAGGTTTAAAATTACATGCAACAGGTCCAGGCTCTGAATTAATTAATCCTGGTAGAGAGGTGCCTGTAAGATATTCTGGTTATGCAGAGGATGGTTTTGTTGGTGGATCACAAAGAGAAAGAGTTTTATATATTAACAAAAAAGATTTACCTGGCGATCCAGGAGAATATCCAACTGGTATGTTTGGTGGCGAGTCTGTGCCTAGACACGAATTTCAAATACCAAGTGAGGATGATACGTATATTGTAGGTTGGTCAAGACTAACAGATCGAATGGGTATTCTACCTACTAGATTAGAAGCTCCAAAAACAAAATCAAAAATACCAGGTCTAACTCGTGAAAGAGAAAGAGCACAAAGACAGGTTGCAGGTTTATATGCAGAAGCAATAAACAAGTTAACCAGAGAGGGCGCAAGAAGAGGTTTTAGTCAAACAGAACTTGATGAGATTAGTCAGTTGTCACTTGACGAAATAATGGTTGAATATGGCAATACACTTGCTGAGTTAAGCCCAGGTTTATTAGATCAGATGGATGAATTAATTGTAAAAGTAAGAGACCTAGATACAGAGATAGCAAAAGGATCAACTGCCGATACAAGTGGTATAGTCAAAGTGGCGTTTGTTGATGAAATGCAATCAGACATAATGCAAAAAGCTACAGAAAGAAAACAGCAATTAGCCTCAGCTTTACGTAAAATACAAGAGGAGGGCGAAGGCACTACAATACAGGGATTAAATAGACAAGCAAGACAAGTTATAGACTTTTTTGAAAAAAACAGAACAGTATTTAGACCTTTACAAAAAACAGAAGAGGAGGCTACAAAAATAGGCGAAAAGATAAGAAAACTTGATGAAAGAGTTGATGAGATAGTTAGAGGCTACATTGACACTAGAGAAATTTCACAGGCAAATATTAATGAGCTACAAACTTTACTAAATGACAATATTAATTCTTTGTTAAATGAGATTATTGAAATTGACTCATCCACAGTTGACAAATTGTTTCCTGACTTACCATTTAAAAATAGAGACGAGTGGGCGGATGCGATTGTAAAATCAAACTTGTACGAATTAGCTTATAAAAAGTTTGTATTAAAAGAAGCAAATGCACCAGAGTATTATGCGATTACGCCATCTAAACTTGTAAGTAAAAGATATAATTTTGTAGGAGATACAGCCACTCCTGCTGCAGATAGAGCAGCAGATAAAGCAAGAAGAATTCAGGAGTTTAAAGATAGTGGCTCATTTACAGCCTCAAAATTCAAAGGAATTGGTATGGCTGAATTTTACGGAGGACCCAAAGCTGTTGATGAATCAGGTAAACATTATACAAGCACATTAGAAAAAATATTAAAAAAACAAGCAAAAGAAAACAATTCTGAGATGGTGACGATGCCTGTGCAATTAAGATCAGGCGGTAAAGATGTTTTTATTGTTAAAGATCAAAATGGTAACATGGTAGCCACACTTACAAATCAAGAGCAGGCCACTAGATTAAGTCAATCAAATCCAAACTATAGAATAGAAACTATGCGAGTTCCAGATGAGAAATCAACAACTCCAGTTTTTGCTATCAAGATTACCAAAGAAATGCTAGAACCATACAAAACACACAAAGCTATGGGTGGTTTGGTACAAATTGAAGATATATTTGAGGTATAATGGTTGTAGATAGAAGAATTACAGGAGTTCCTACAGAAAACGTAGAGGTAGAGTCAGTAACAGTTGAGACACCAGATCTAAGTATTGAGGGTGTAGAAATGACAGAGGATGGTGGTGCAATAATTAATCCGGTTGAAGTTGCACCAGAAAATCAATTTGACTCTAACTTAGCAGAACTAATTGATGAGGAAGTATTAAATGACATATCATCAGATTTGATTGGGGATTATAAAGAAGATAAATCTTCAAGAGAAGAATGGCACGATGCGTATGCTAAAGGTCTAAAACTTTTAGGATTTAATTACGAAGACAGATCACAACCATTTCAGGGAGCAAGTGGTGTAACACATCCTTTGTTATCTGAAACAGTAACGCAATTTCAAGCACAGGCTTACAAAGAATTACTACCAGCAAACGGTCCAGTGAGAACACAAATTATTGGTAAAGCAACACCACAAAAAGAACAACAAGCACAACGTGTTCAAGAATTTATGAATTATCAACTAATGCACGTTATGGAAGATTTCGATCCTGATTTAGATCAAATGTTATTTTATTTACCATTGTCAGGTTCAGCATTTAAGAAAATATATTTTGATGCTACTTTAGACAGAGCTGTATCTAAATTTATACCTAGTGATGATTTAGTTGTACCATACACATCTACAGATCTGGCTACGGCAGAAAGAGTTACACACGTTTTAAGACGTAATGAAAACGAAATTAGAAAGTTACAAGTGTCCGGTATGTACCGGGACGTTGATATTAAAGAAACAGCTGATGATGAAAATAGTCAAATTAGAGATGCAGTAAATAAATTAGATGGTGTTAAACAAACAGGTAGTTCTTACAGTAATGACAACTATACTTTATTAGAGATACACTGTGAATTAGACATACAAGGTTTTGAAGATCCTGATGGTATTAAACTACCTTACATCGTAACAATAGATGAAGGATCACAAAAGATATTATCTATCTATCGAAACTATGAAGAGATGGATACTTTAAAAAAGAAAAAACAATATTTTGTTCATTACAAATTCCTACCAGGTCTAGGCTTTTATGGCTATGGTTTAATACATATGCTTGGTGGTTTATCTAGAACTGCTACGGCAGCGTTAAGACAACTACTAGATGCTGGAACTTTAGCAAACTTACCTGCAGGTTTTAAAGCAAGGGGTTTGAGAATAAGAGACGATGATAATCCAATACAACCAGGTGAGTTTAGAGATGTTGATGCTCCTAGTGGTGACTTACGTGCAGGTCTAATGCCTTTACCATACAAAGGTGCAGACGCTACGTTATTTCAACTACTAGGATTTGTTGTTCAAGCCGGTCAAAGATTTGCAGCAATAGCTGATCAAAAGATCGGTGATAGTGTTGCAGCAAATGCACCTGTAGGCACAACAATGGCTTTAATAGAGCGTGGTTCAAGAGTTATGAGTGCGATTCATAAAAGATTACATTACGCACAAAAAATTGAGTTTAATTTACTAGCAAAGATTTTTAAAGATTTTACGGCACCAAGATACCCATATGAGGTTGGCGATAATGCTGTGCCTAGCATAAAAACTTCTGATTTTGATGAACGTGTTGACATCATGCCTGTATCAGACCCTAATATTTTTTCTATGTCACAACGTGTTACCTTAGCACAGACACAATTACAAATGGCCCAATCGGATCCACAATCTCACAATTTATATGAAGCATATAAGAGAATGTATCAGTCATTGGGAGTAAAAGATATTGACGCAATACTACCACCACCAAAATCTCCTGCCCCAAGAGACCCAGCAATAGAAAATGCAGACTCTTTATTGGCAAAAAAGATTTATGCTTTTCGTGGTCAAGATCATCAATCACACATTGATGCTCACAGAACATTTATGTCGTCTATGTTAGTGCGTGCAAATCCACAGGCTACTACTATATTGCAATCACACATCATGGAACACGTGTCTTTACTTGCAAGAGAGATTGTTGAGGCTGAAAATGCTGAAATAATACAAGCTGAGGCACAAAAATTTGGTGGACAGATACCACCAGAGCTACAACAACAGTTTCAAGCAGAGATTGAGAAGCAAGTTTCTGTTAAAGCTACTGAATTTATTGAAGAAATGTTTGTTGAGGAGCAACAAGCTATGGCTGGTCAGGGTCAAGATCCACTTGTTGGCTTAAAAGAACAAGAATTACAGCTTAGAGCGCAAGAAATTCAACGTAAATCACAAAATGACCAATCAAAACTAGAACTAGAGGGCGCAAAACTTGATCAACAGGCTAAAATAGCGCAAGATAAGATAGATTCTAATGAAGATATTGCACAATTGCGTGCAAATGTTAATCTAGATAAACAAAATGATAGAAGCAG